AGTAAGGCCACCGCGATTGAAGCCGGCTGGTGCAAACCAAACCTGCGTTTTACGCTGTGAGCTAGAGAAGGTACCAATAGCGGCAACAGATGGCGGCAGCCATACTACAGAACCGTTAATGGTATCTCGGGCACGTACCCATGGGTAGAAAGTACAAGCATATGAAGAATTGAGACCTCGATCGCGTATGCCAGTGACGGCAGACGTAATTGTACTTGGAATGTTATTCCGTGCAGAAGTACTAGAGTCTGAACGCGGGGTATAGCCCTGCGGTATATCAATGACTGCCAGTGCATCTGCGCGATCTTCGCACACATTAATCAAATTTGTGGTCAATCCTGTATGGGTACATCCAGGAATGGCAGCAAGATTCATCTCTACCACTTCTGGATCCGACACACTATCAATTGATCTACGAATAGAGTTAAATTGATAACTGTTCCTATCTGAAATATTTGAAATGCCATTCATAAGACTATTTCGGAATGGATCCATTTCGGCAATATCCAATCCGTCGAAGCCGCCGTATAATGGAACCGTGAAACGATCAAAGCCCGCGTCTAGTACGCCTGCTACAAAACCATTTACAACCGTAAGAGATGTGCCGGCGTCGGCGGGGCCGCTCCCGGCGGCCTGGCCCGATCCACTAAGCCACACACCGGTGGACCCAGAAATATCATCCAAGGTAAAGCGCATAGAATATTGTTCTGCGGCAGTGGGGGTACCAAACATACCATTCATTGCTATCAGACCACCACGCGGGCGCAGGACATCAAGAGTTGATGCATCGTAAACTGTGCCGCCGGCTGTTCTTGAAGTCTGCATTCCAAAGTAAGCATCTGTAACATTAGAAAGATTTCCATCAGATGCACTAACTCGGAGTTCTATTGATGGATAATATATCGAAGCAGAAAGCTGAGATCCACTAACCTGGAACAGACCCGCACTGTAGATACCGGCTGCGGGCGCGCCTGTCGGCGCGCGGCCGTAATCCGAGCCCGTAATCCAACTGCCACTCACGGCGAAGCTGCTGGACGCGAGGGGGGATCCGTTCTGAACGGTGTCGTCCTTGTACTTGACAATACCCTTGAATCCGAAAGGTAGGAAGCTGGCGTTGAGCGTGTTGCCGTCAACATCAGAAGAAACTTCCACACGTATAAAAGAAGACCTATTGTCCCAGTCGCCCCTTTCTCGATATAGCCGGTTCGAATCATCCCATGTGGTATACTTATCACCTACCTTGCGAGCAACGTAATTCAATGAGTTTGGATCAAGATTGCAGTTGTTGAACTGTTCAACCACCTGAACCACGTTATCTGAATCGCTTAGCCTTCTAACAACAACAGTAAAAGTACCGTAATTTGTGGAATCATTAGTGGATTGTTTAATATCCTGAATTGAGATCTTAAGACTTCGGTTAGTCCAATCTCCTGGTTGGTCCAGCGCATGAAATTTCATCAAATTTGGTGCGCGGCCGTCGCCCAGATCACATCCAATAATCCATGGAGTCTGCGCGCTCGCCAAATTAGCATTAAAGTCAGACCCAGATGCAGCTGTAGAAGTATTTCTGTATACTTTCGCCAGGGCGGCCCAGGTCGTAAGAGAACTATCAATATGCGCACTGAGGTGTCGATCAAATGTTTCACCCAAGAAATAGTTTGTCCGATTGGCGGCGTCGGTGATTGTGCTATTCATAAGCTGTGGGTTGGTATTAAAAACCTTACGAATATATTTTGAACTATTAATATCAAAATTAAAGGCAGTAGTAAAGACACCTCCCGTAACAAAAGCGTTAGAAATCTTCATTTTAAATTGTGTCTTATTGCCGCCGAGATTCCCTACAACTACATTTGAGCCAGTAACCGAACCAGATGCACTCCAGGTACTGCCGTTGGTCCCGGAATGAGCAACTGCCCCGGACATAAATAGCTCGGGGGTGCCGTTAGTATAGAAAATAGCCGCAAGTGCGCCCGTAAGCTGAAATCCGCCCCCGTCGCTTTCAAAAATTACCAATCCATAGGCATCAGTCTGTTGCCAACCGGCTTTGCCTTCGCCCGTAGGAGTACCTATTGTCGTTTGTGCGCCAAGCAAGCGAACGTAAGTTAAAGGAGAACTGTTACGTAGATAAGCTTGGGCGGTATACCCTCCATAGGTGGGCGCCTGAGTGCTGGCCCCTTCTCTCCACACGTCATCGCCGGGACCACCAGGCGATGGGTTTCCAAAAACCTGTACAAACTCTGAGAATGAGTTAACTTGAGTGGGCCGGAGGGCTGGTCCTTTGGCGGCTCGTCCAATGATGACGGGACCAATTCCTGCCGGAGAGGCAGGAGTTTGGGAGTTATCAATCTCGTTAACGAAAACTCCGGGTGATACAAATCTGTAATTCTTAACTGACATGCGCTACATTCTCCTTAAAACAGTAGAACTGAACTTCCTAAGTAAATAGTCTTAATTCCTTCGAATAGTATTATTCTCTATAAAATCCATCCTTTATATTCTCAGGTATATCTCCAAAGATGGTTTTCTCCCTTCCCATCTTAAACTCAACAGCATTTTCACGCCGCACAATCAAGGGCTGTTCTTCATTCTTGCCAGCTCCTACCAAATATCCCAAAACTTCTATACTAATCGTTTGCTCATAGTTTCTTTGTTCCATGCCAAGGTTAGCCTTATTTGAATTATTAGAGAAAGTGCCATCAATAAAAACTTCATAAAAATGATTTTCATAAGAAATTCTAGCCGGCATTCGAGAGTTCCCTGGAACCGTGATAAACGGACGAATAAGTTCATTAATTTGTTGTTGATACTCTGTTCTTAGTGTAACCTCATAATTGATAGTTACCCACGTTGGAATGGGTATGGTAATTGTTTCATACACCACCCGTTGCGTAGACATATTTCTTTTATTAGTGTTAAAGTTTTTAGAAGAAACATTTCGATCTATGCCAAATTTTCTCTTCGCATAAGCATTCTGAAACTCTGCTGTCTTTTTCTGGTTTATACGGCGCGCAATAGTGATGGTACCCCCTTTGGCATCTGGCTCCGGATATAAATTAGCAAATACTGTACCTCTCTTGTTCGGGTCTTTATTCACGGAGGCTCGGTTGATGGTAATGAGGGGCAAAATTAGTGTTTCTTCGTCATCTCTCAAATCTTTACTATGCTTAATTTGATAAGCGCGTTCCGCCGTAACCCATAAAACAGGAACCTTCTTAAAACCGTTATTGGTCGTAACGGAAAGATTCAATTCTTCATCAATAAAACGAAGCATCGCACCATCAATAGTTTCCAAAGAAGAGGGAGCAAATTCTATCTCCTGAAGTTTCTCGGCTACCTTTTTATTCCCTATATAATCATACTTCTGTGTATTTTTATTTTGTATTTCTTTTTGTGTGCGCCTACTCCTAGACATAGTTGTACTCCCCCTACCCTACAAAGATGCCAGCAGGAATATTCTGAAGCACCTTGGCAGTAGAATCTTGCAATGTTGAATCTTTAGCAGCCAACTCTGCGTAGGTTAGTTGATCGAGTGTTGTCTTCAATTCCTCTCGGAGTTGGTCTTGTTCGGTTTTCGCTTGACTCAGCAAATCTGATGCGTTTAATGTAACATCGTCTCCCGGTATGGGTATAGACGCAAACTTTCCTCTGATTTGCCCCAGCATCTCTTTGGTGAGAGCCAAAGCAAATCGACGAATCCACTGCTTGCCGATTGAGTTAATACTCTCATAGGGAATATTCTGAAATGGCAATGTATTCATATTATTAATACCATCAATTCCAGCCTTTGGCTGTCCAGTACCCTCCTCCCAGGGTGCATATTGTTGATCAATGCTGAACTCAACCCAAAACTTTTCAGGACTTGTAGAATCGGGTGCTGGAAAAAGTCTTAACTTATTATTTTTAAGCTCATAAGAATAATGGGAAATACGCGTCCAAAGAGCATCCTCATATGCCATGGCCTGAAGTTTGTTCTGCCAGACTGGCACAATTTCAAAAGTTGAATCATCGGCGTACTGACCATAGGTTCTTAGGTTTCCCACCACCGAAAAGCCCCCATAATACCCAAAAAATCTCCACATTGCCCGCGGGGTTTTAAAAAATACTTTACGAATGATAACTCTTTTATCTTGAACCTGTTGGTAAAAACTAGAAGTCGGCAAAAGAGAAGATGCTGAAATTAGTGTTTGTAAATCATAGTCTTGTTTGTAAAGCCGACCCACTAGCTATCTGCCCATCCTGATCAAATGAAGCTGTTGCTGCTCCTAGCAGATTTGATAATACATTTTTACTTTGATGTAAATTAACTAAATAAGAATACTCCAAGACAGCCTCTTCATACGCCGCATAAACATTTCCTTCTGCCAACTCAATATCTAGAACATCACCTCCTAACTTTTTATATGTATAAGCTACTTGATCAGATGCACCAGAAAGGAATGGCGCTGATGAGGCATACACCCCAAATGGTAATGTTGCAGCTACCTTAGTTGTGGATCCCGTTACAGAGAGAATATTAGAATTAGTGGTGGATGCAGGATTTAAATTAGGGACTGCCATGAAGATTCCTCGATTGTTCTAATACTAAATAGAAAGCCCCGCCTCAAAAGAGACGGGGCTTTACTATTTTGACCTTACGTCAGCTATGATTAAACTAGGTCGCGAACGACAACCAGCCCATACATATCAGGACGCACCATCTTCTTGGCGTAACGGGTCATAACTCCCTTACGAGGTACGAAGTCCTCGACACCGAAGATGGTAGGTGTGGTCTGCAGCGGCACATAAGGTGCATACACATAGCCACTTTCCAGGAAGCTACTTCCACGTCGGCCAACAAGGACCAAGTTACGTGGGAAGTAGGGATCAACAATAACGTCGAACTTCTTCGAAAGCGAGCCAACCTTTACAGCACCCGCGTCGCCGCGGTCGCTATCAGCAGTCACATTAGCACGGAAACCAGCCGTGAACTCTAGAATGTTGGCAACTTCGGGTCCGCAGACGACAAAGTTGGCAGCACCGCGTAGAGTCTTACGGTGAATCTGTGCAGAGACATCATTGATGGTCTCAATGAGGGTCTCATACCACTCACTCACATTACCAGTGAAATCAGGAGTAGACGTAGTAACGCCAATCTCAACCCCAGTTTCACGATTTAAGAAACGCCCTGCAGCCCGGGACCAGTAACGAATACCAGCGGCCGACCCTACAACCAGATCTTCAAGAATCTCTTGGTCGATTTCTAGAGCGATCTGCTCAGAAAGAATCTGAGTAAGTTCAACTTCAGCATCAAGATTGTGATAAGCGTTAAGATCTTGTCCTAACTCTGGAGTCCACTTGGCTTTGAGCTTCTTGGTGACAGCCGTAACAGCCACGGAATCGACCTTGATGTCGATCTCGGGGATGTGAGGGTTACCTTCGAGTCCCCACAAAGTTGTCGGAATAACCGCACCAATGGGTGAACCCGTCGAACCGCCAAAGTTGTCAGTCTGAGCAAATGTATAGTTTTGCGAACCGGTAATGGTCGCCATGGTGACAGCCGACTCTGCAGCAGTACCATAAGTGACACCCACTACTAAAACAACAGAAGTGCTAGAACCAGAAAAACGCGTAAGACGTCGAATCTGGCTAATACCAGTGCCGAATAAACCGGCACCCGCACTGGATGTAACAGTAAGTGTTACTAAATCATCCTGATTAAACTGGCCAGGCGTGTCCGTAATAGTCGAAAGACTGAACGAACCAACATATACAGCATCAGAACCCGAAGCAATATCGGGATCAAACTGGCAAAGCCTATCTACCTCAGCGCTAGCGCCAAAAGTACCAGACGTAATAGCCGTTAGGGTCATCGTAGCCGAACCAGTCGGTGACGAATAGCCGTTGTTAAGAGCATACGGACCACGCTCGGCGTTAGCCTGTGTAAGCTGAACACCACCAGTGATCTGTGAACCAACAACGCCACCACCATATAGCGATGATGCGGTTGGGTAACCAAGTCGCTGCTCGGCGGCAGCGCCCCCAATTTCACTAGAAACAGTAAAATCAAGGAAGAAGATGAGGCCCGAAGGCAAACTCATCGGCTGAACACTAACAAGATCGTTAGCAATCAAAGCGCCGAATACGCGGCGAACGAGCGGGAATGCGACAGCCGCAAAACCCTGGACATCTTGCCCAGCCCCCATGGAGCTGGACTCACGGAGTAGCTCTTTTGCCTGGTTTTCAAGCAATCGAGCTAACCCATTCCGTTGGGTATCATTACCAAGACCCTCAAGAAGACCTGTATTCTCCCACTTTGAAATGAGAGCGGCACCTTCTTGAGCAAGGTCACGGTTGATAATACCTTCGGTTAATTTTTCTACAATAGACATTTTTATATAACCTCCTAGTATGTTATTGTTTTGTTAAACCTGCTAAACGCAACATTCGACCCATTGCTGGGTCTTTTGTTACCTTATTGTTTTTCTTGGAATTAATCAAAAGCGATGTCGGTCTTGTGACAGCTTCACGAAGTGTTTGTGGGCGTGTTCGATGATCACTCGATGCCCCCACTGCGTTTTGAATTGTCTCAAAAATCATAGTCGCCTCTTCAACAGAATTGGCAGATTGAACAGCGTCGACAATTTGTTTCTTTTGTCGCTCATTCAAGGAGGTGCTGTTTAATGCCTTGTTTTGATAAACAAGCTTAGCGTTTTCCAAGTTCAGCTTTGTGAGCTGAGTCTTAGATTCAGTCAAAAGAGCACGTAGCTCTTTTGTTGATTTTATAAGTTCTTTGATCCGGGCGTTGGCCTCAAAGAGTTCCGCGTCCGAAACAACGTCGGGAGCGGTTGATACTTCTTCGATTTCCTCTTCCTCTTCGAGGTGGGCGCGTTGAGCAGCGGCCATGGTATTGGCCTGTTCAATGCTATTATCGGCAGAATTTATAGATGCCCAGCCCTGCGGGCGCGGGGTCATATCTACAACAAGTTCTTCAATAAGATCAGAGAGCATCTCTTCGGTAAGAGCAATATCCATATCTTCTTCAAGATCTTCGTCCTCATCCTCGTCGTCTTCCCTACGAGCTGATCCTGGGCCTGTCACAGTTTGTCCTACATACCTGCCTGCCCCAATCTCCGCGGTATCTTCTTGAGAATCCGCGGCGAGCATGGCGGGGGTAATGGCTTCAGCCATTTCGAGAGGATCTATGAGGGCTTCGGAACTTGCCTCTAGACCTTCAGCTTCTTCTTCAGATATCCGAGCCTTTAACTGGTTGAAATCAATCTCAATTAATTCACTCTCAACAGGAGCATCGAGTTCTTCGGTCTGGAAAGCAAACGGAATATCATCCGTAAATGACATATCGGGTGTATCTTCGGCCTCTTCTTCTAGGCCTAGGCCCAGATCGTCTTGCTCTAATAAAGTAGAGAGGGCGCCCTTAATTTCAGCCGAATACTTCTCCAATACAGCATTCTCAGCATTTTTTAGTGCTGCGTCTTTAAGGGTTTTAGCGTCTACAATCGCTTCTTCTAATAACGAAGACATAGAATTACTCCAATTCTGATAACTTATCAAAATAAATAGTATCTAAGATGAGGAAATGACTAATAGAAGTGATTTCTAATATTTTTCAGGATGATGTTTTATCTTTTACTAACGATCAATGGCCGGTATTACGCGAAATACACCTTGTCGAGCGCGCACACATTCTGCACTAATTTGAAATTTGTGCTCTACTTGCCCAAAATAGTAACGAGTGTCATTATAGGTTTTTACAATTTCATAAAATTGATCGCCATACTGAACAAAATCCCCAACGCGTACAAATAAATTTTGGTCCTCTGTTAAGCGTTTGCGATGAAAATTAACTGTTAATTTGGTTTGATACTCATATCCATAACGTTCGTTGGTTTGTTCGTTTTCAACTTCAACGTAGGCGTAAACACGAATAGGGGGTAATGATACTTTATCAATTGCCTCTCCATATATACTATTAAAATTCGAGTCCTGCATACTTATGGAATAATAAGCAATTGTCTGGCCGACGACTCTTTCGGCTAGTTCGTCATTAACTTGTTTAACTAAATCTCGTTCTTTTTTACCAAAGAACATGGGGGGCGGTGGGGCTGCCGGTTGGCTCCATTTATTTTTAGGATCAGACACTTTCTTGATTCTCCTGGTGGGTGTCTTAATAATTAGGCTTTAATAAACAAATCCCACTAAGATCCTAGGGTCAGCATGCGCATTTTTTTAATAACTGACTTGAACGCTGTCATAATCCCGGGATTATTAATCGTGCCGCGGCCTTCTTAAGACTCGCAACTTAGAAAAAATAGTGGTGTTGCTCATGCTGTCACCAGGCGCAGTACCCTGAAGTGGGTCCAGGTAGTTGTGAAGTCGGTGGTGCCGGTGCCCTTGAATGTCAGGACGCCCGCTCGCAAATTGCTCGGCTTGAAGATGATGGCGGATTCGGTTGCGGTGGGGTCATCGTAGGAGAAGGCGTCTGTAAAGGTGCCCCCAG